GCGCGGGTTATAGACGTCGGCGTGTTCGGCGTCGTAGTGGCGTCGCAACACGACAGGCGTCGCGAAGACCCCGTGTGTCGGGTCGAACTTACAAACGTGCTGGGTTACTGACATCGTCGCTGTCTTCCTGTCGTAATGCGCGCGCGGCGCGGGCCTGTATCAATCGTTCGGCTAACAGCATTCGCCGATAATCGGATTTCGTTGGGGCGGCGTCAGCGAACGAACTGTCGAACGCGTGGCGATAGTTGTCGTCGTACACGTACTGGCGACCCCACAGTTCGCCCGTCGTCGGGTCTAACGCGTCGCGACGTTCGGTCCCGCAGCGGTCGCACCGTAGCCAGACAGGCGTCCCGCCTTTAGTCGAAACCCTGTCGGCGTCGACGACGTCCCAGGCGTGACCCAGCGAACGACACAGCAGATAATTCGCGGTTTGTGTGTAGTAGCGGCGAGTCATCTACTGCGACCGCCGTGGGGGGGGGGGGGTCTGGTTACGGCGTTCGCGAATGGCTACGAACGCGGCGACCGCGGCGGGTCGAAACCGAATCGTGTGATAGCCCAGACGGACAGACGCCAGCTGACCCGAACGGGCGTACCGCTTCACCGTTTCGGGCGACACATTGAGTATCGCGGCGACCTGGGCGACGGAGAGTAGACGGTCATCTATGGGTCTTCCCCTTTCCCGTATACCCCCACCGACCGAATACTAAGCGCTACTGGCTGTCACTGTCTACTACCGCTGTTCTACACACTTGCGATACACACTGGCGGGTCTGTCGGGCGGAAAAGTGGCCCTGACCAGGTGGGCGAGACAGGATTCGAACCTGCGACTTCTACCGTGTCATGCGACACGTTCGCCCAGTTCAGGCGAGACGAACAGGGGATTTCTACACACTGTCTGCTACTGTTTGACCTGGGGAAATACCCTGTAATACACACAACACTTACACACACAGGACCGCTACCCAGGCGTGGTAGAGGTCAGAACAGGACACAGGAAAAATGAACGAACGCGACCGACACGGGAACGTGACAAGCCCGCATGAATACGAACCGACACAGGGCGGCTGGGGCGACTGTCGCGAATGCGGGAAGCTGAAAGATGACCCGCGACACGACGTGAGGAAGGCCGCGCCCTACGAAGCGCGGCGATGCCCGACGTGTGGGCTGTGGGTCTTCACGGCGGCTGGCCCGTTCTTTGAAGATGACCCGACGAAGACTGGCGCTGACTATCTCCACTGGGAAGCTGAACACGCGACACCCGACGAACTGGCGGCGATGACCATTTCGTTCCCGTTCTTCGACTACAACACTGAACCCGTTATCGCGACGGTTCAGCCATGACCGCGAAGAAGACAGCCGGACGCGCCCGACACGGTCAAGGGTCCATGCGATACGACGCGACGCGCGACCTGTGGGTCGCACAGGTCACGGTCGGCGGGAAGCGAAAGACCGTCGCCCGAAAGTCGCAGCGCGACTGTCAGACCGAACTAGACAAAATCATTTCGGCGATGCGCGCGGGCGAAGTCGTAACCCGACGCGTCGGGCTGACCGTCGCCGACATTCTGAATCACTGGCTGACCGTGTCGCTACCAAACGAAATCGCGGTCAGCGGGAAAGGCGACGCCCCAGGAACGGTAATCAATCATGGCGCGTACGTCCGTCGCCTGACCGCCGTTATCGGAACGCGACCCGTCGCGAAGCTGACCGTCGACGAAGTCGAACGCGCCTACGCGGTCATCGCCACAGGTTCCGACAAGAAGACGCCGAAGGCGGTAGGCGACGACTATCTACGACGAATGCGGGTCACGCTGTTGCGCGCCATGAAAGACGCCCGCCGTCGCCGTGTCATTTCCGACGATGTTGTACGCGTCGTATCTGACGCGATGATTCCAGCCGCGCTGACCGCGCCGAAAGGCGAACGTCGCGCGCTGACCGCCGACGAAATGCGGCGACTGTTGACCGCCAGCGAACCGCGTCGCCTACACGCCCTGTTCCTGTTGGCGTTGTCGTCGGGTATGCGTCCTGGCGAACTAATCGGGCTGTGCTGGTCTGACCTACACCTAGACGAAGACCTGTCGGGCGACGGTCCATATCTGGAAGTGAACCACGCCATACAGCGACAGGCCAATAACCGTTTCGCCGTCGTCGACGTACTGAAAACGGAAGCGTCCTACCGTCCCCTAGAACTGTCGCCGACCGTCGTCGCCGCGCTACGCGCCCACAGACTCGCCCAGAACGTCGAACGACTCGCCGCGAAGTCATGGCCGAACCCAGACCTAGTGTTCGCGTCGACACGCGGAACGGTCCTAAACCCTGCGAACGTGCGACGCGAATTCGCCGACGTGTGCAAACTGGCGGGCGTCGCCCGAATCGTTCCGAACGAAACACGCCACACGTTCGCGACGATGCTGGCCGAATCGAACATGAACACGTTCGCCATCGTCGACATTCTGGGACACACGACAGACCGCATGATTAATCGCCACTACCGGAAGAAGCGGAAGGGCATCGTTCGCGGGTCTACCGCTGTCGTCGACCAGTTCCTAGGGTCAGCGAAATGACCGACGACCTACTAGAGCAGTACCGCGCGAACGTGCGCGCGATACACCGCGGCGGGCTACTAGACGCCGAAGTCGACCGACTGGTCGACGAACAGGAACAGCTAGTGCGACGGATTCGACAGGCGGTCGCGCCGCGATGGGTCGTCGAACTAATGGTCTATCCGTGGATTGAAATACGCGACTGACCGAACTGTCGTCGACTGTCGCGAACCTGAAAAATATTTCCTGACACGTTCAGATACGAACAGGGCGACCAGTCGCGAACCGACCAGGACGAACAGTCGTCGACCCCGTAACGACACTGTTTGACACTGGGTTTCACTGGCTGTCTACTCGCCCGCTATGCCAACCAAAACAGCGAAACCGCTACCCGCGCCCGACGCGGGCGACAGGGTTTACCGCGTCGAAGAAGTCGCCGAACTGACGGGCCTGTCGCTGTCAGGCGTCCGAAAGATGTTCAATGACGGACGCATTCGGACGATTCACCTAGGGACACGGCGCGTCGTCCCCGCGGACGAAATGCGGCGGATACTCACAGAAGGCGTTTAGCGATGGAAACGCTACGCGACGTCTTCACAGACCAGCCCGACGAACAGCCGCCGACACAGGCGACGCCCGTCGTCGTGTCCGTCGTCGACCCCGCCCGAATCGAACGCGACTACCAGCAACTGAACGAACGACGCGCCGCCGCCCAAACCGCGCGAGTCGCCCGACAGAACGCGGCGACCGCCCGACAAGTAGCACAGTCGTTCGGCGAATACGGGCGGGCGTTCCGAAAGGTCGCGGCGACGAAAGGGTCGCCCGTTGACCACGCCGTCTGCCTATTCCTGGCGGCGACGTGCGAACAACAGGCCGACGACTACACGCGGCTACAGGACGAATCCACGAAGACCGCCGACCGTCTGGGGTCGATATGAAAACCGTCGCCTACACCTGTCCGAACTGTGGCCGCACCGTACCCGACTGGTACAAGTCGCACGTCTGCCTACCGCCGAAGAAAGACCTCGCCCGCGCCGCGAAAATCGACCCAGGCGTCGCCCTGGCCGAACGACTGGCGGCGGACGAATGCTAGGAACACACGCCGCCCTAGACGCTGTCGACAATCGCATTACCTACCGACAGCTTGACTATTGGATTCGGTCGCGAATCATCACACTCGCCGACCAGCGACACGGGTCAGGTCATCACAGAGTCTTCACGCCGGCGGAAGTCGCCGCGCTGGTCGAATTCGTGAACGCCTACGAAATGCATCGCGACATGACTGGCCTGTTCGCTGACGGGTCCGTGTGGGCTAGCTGTCTGGAACGCCAGCAATTACGTGTCATTCCTGGCGGCGTATCGTGAAGCGCTTCGCCGTCGTATTCGTGGCTGTCAGCCTGTTACTAATCCTCACTTGTACTCAACGGTCGCAGGCTGACAGCCGCCCTATTCGCCCAGGCGACAGCGGGGACGAAGTATCGCGGGTACAGGCCCAGCTAGCCGCAGACGGCTACACAGTGGCCGTAGACGGTCACTACGGGCCACAGACCCAGCGCGCTGTCCGCCACTGGCAGAAGGCGAACGGTCTGGTCGTCGACGGGGTCATAGGACCCCGTACGCGGGCGTCGTTTAACCTAGGAACGTTCGCGCGTCGCGCCCCGCCAGTAGGCCCGTCCCCCACTGGCGGGGCGACGACAACAGCCGACCAGATTATTCGCGATGTCTGGCCCGACGACAGCGAAGACGCCGCCGTCGCTATCGCGACCCGCGAATCGCGGCTAGTCCCGACAGCGCGTAACGCGTGCTGTTACGGACTGTTCCAGATTCACTACGCCGCCCACAGGTCATGGCTGGCCCGCTACGGGGTCACGTCACCCGCGCAGCTGTTGGACGCCCGAACGAACACGGTCGTCGCCCTGGCGCTGTTCACCGCGGAAGGCGGCTGGTCGCCAGCGTGGGACCTGTGAACCCGATAACGCTGGTCGTCTTCGCCCTGTCGGGCGCTAGGACAGCTGTCGTCGCCGCCCTGTGCGCGCTGGCGGTCGTCGTCGCGTTCATCGCACGAAGCGACGGTCTGTCGTGAACCGCGTCGCGTCGACGATGACAACGGACGACTGGCACGAATGGCGGCGCGGCGGAATAGGCGGGTCCGACATCGCCGCCCTAGTCGGACTGTCCCGCTACGCGTCGCCGACATCGCTGTACTACGAAAAAACAGGACTACTCGCCCGCGACCACGAAGACACAGAACGCCAGCGAATCGGGCGGCGAATGGAAGGGCTACTAGCCGAAGAATTCCGCGACCGTACGGGCCTGTATTGCGTAGGCGCGCAAACCCTGTGGGCGAACCCTGACTACGCGTTCGCGCGATGCACACTTGACGGATTCGCCACAGAAACACCCGACGTCGACGACGCCGCGGTACTCGGGACCGTCCAGTTCAAAACTGACGGCCGGTTCGGCTGGCCCGACGGCGTACCGCCGAACATACGCGCCCAGTGTGTTTGGGAGATGGGCGTCACGGGTCTGTCGAATTCGTGGCTTGTCGTCATGTTCGCAGGGTTCCGAATTCAGGTCTACGAAATCCCGTTCGACGCCGACGCCGCGAATGACTGGCTGTTCATGCTGTCGACCGCGACCGAATTCTGGGACCGTGTCACGACAGGCGACCCGCCGCCGCCCGACGACCACGAAGCGACGACACGCGCCCTAGAAGCGGTCCACGAACCAGACCCGACACTAGAACGCGACGCCGACGACACGACACGCGACCTGGTCGACCGGCTACGCGCCGCGAAGGCGAACACGAAAGCGGCGAAGGCGACAGAAGACGCCCTGTCGAATGAACTACGCGCCGCGATAGGCGACGCCTACGACCTAGTCGACGACGGGCGAGTCATCGCGTCCTGGCGACCACAGACCGCCCGACGATTCGACGTCGAAGCGTTCCGCACGAACTACCCAGACCTCGCCGACGTCTACACGAACGAAACCGACACACGCGTACTACGCCTACACACACAGAAGGGGAAGTAATGCCCACAGGAACCACAGTCGAACAGGCGGCGAAACAGGCGGGCGACGCGAAAGACGTCGCACAAACCCATCTACAGCATCTGCGAACCAGTATCGAAAAAGCAGAACCACAGTTCGCGATGGCCCTACCCGAACACGTCCGCCCCGACAGGTTCATACGCGCCGCGTTAACTGCGCTGAACGTCGTTCCACGACTCGCCGAATGCGAACCCCGGTCGGTCATCGCGGGGTTAATGCAAGCCGCGCAGCTGGGTCTAGAAGTCGCCGACGTCCGCGGCCAGTGTTACCTGATACCGCGCCGCGACTCACGGGCGGGCGTCATGAAAGCGACGTTTCAGCTGGGCTACCGCGGAATGATTGACCTAGCCGCCCGTTCAGGAATCACAGTCACAGCCGAAGAAGTGTGCGAAGGCGACGCGCTGGACTACACGCTCGGGTCCCGCCGGCACCTGACCCACAGACCGACACTGGGTCCGCGCGGGAAGGCGTACGCCTACTACGCCGTCGCGACGTTCAGCGACCACCGCGAACCCGAATTTAAAATCATGGGTCGCGCCCAGATAGAAGAACACCGCGACCGCTTCGCCAGTACACGCGACGGGAAAGGGACCGTAACGGGACCGTGGGTCGAACACTTCGACGCGATGGCCCGTAAGACAGTGATTCGCGCCCTACTGAACTACCTACCCGTGTCGGTCGAACTACACGAAGCGTTACACGCCGACGCGATAGAAGCGACCGCTGTCGACACACGCCCGACGTCGCCCGAACTACCCGCGAACGTCGACGGTCTGACAGGCGAAATCGACGCGATGACCGTTATCGACGTCGACGACTCGCCCACGTCGTGAACCCGCATAGACACTTTCAAGTCGGCGACGCTGGCATAGCGGGCGGCGTCAACTGGCGGATAGTCGAAGGACGAAAAGCGCCAGGCGATATGCGGCTGGAATGGTACGTAAACGAACGCTGGCAACCAGTCAGCATGGACACGATATTCGTCGCCGTCGACGTCATCTGTCAGAACGAAGACTTCCTGTATCCGTACCCCGCCCGCGGCGGTCAGCTACTCATACGGGCGATAGGCGACGCCCGCCTGTACGGCTACGAACACGCGTCAGGCTGGCTGGCCCTACAGCGACGAAATCACGAACAGGTCATGTCGTGAGTCTGTCGCCGACTCAGCTGTCGCTACGGGCGTACCGCGAACTGGGGTACGTCGCCGAAGTCGTCGAACGCTGGGTCAGCCAGCCCGCGCCAGGACACCGAAAGGACCTGTTCGGGTTCGTCGACGTGTTGGCTGTCGGCAACGGGTTAACCGTCGCCGTGCAATGCACTAGCGACGCGAACGTCGCCAGTCGCATACGGAAAATCGCCGACGAAGAAGCGCTACCGAACCTGCGCGAAGCGGGCTGGATAGTCGTTGTCCACGGCTGGAAGAAACAGGGCGGTCGCTGGGTCGTCCGCGAAGTGAACGTGTCGTAATGCCATATCGCCCGACGCCCGACGCGCTAGACCGTGACGCCCGAACGCTGCTGCTGGTTCTGGCTATCGCGCTGCGCAACATGGACCGTCTACACATCGCCCGCGGCGAAGAAGAAACCAGTACAGGAACATGCTGGCTACCCGAACAGGAACACTTGCCGAACGGACGGCCGTAATGGCTGGAACGCGCTGGGTCCGGCTGGACGTCGACTACCTACAGAACCCGAAAATTCGGGCGCTGTCGAAGGACGCCCGCTGGCTACACCTGGCGTCGATTCTGTACACAGGTTCACAGCTGACGGACGGACAGATAGCTGACAGAAGCGTTACATACGTCGGACAGACGGCTGACATCGCCGCTAGATGGACCCGCAGAAGGGCCAGTGAATTAGAAGCGGCTGGGCTGTGGGTCCCGAACGACGGCGGCTGGACGCTTCACGACTTCGACGTAATGAACCCGCAGCTAATACGGGAAAACGTGGAACGTGAACGGGCGCGCTGGCGTGAACGTCAGGCCCGCTGGCGAAAGTACAGGTTCGACAATGTCACGCCGTGAGTCACGCCGTGAGTCACAGGGACGACGTGACATGACATGACATATGACTTACACGCGTAGACAACTAAGGGTTTTACGCGTACCCGCCCGCTGTGCAAAACCCTGTGACTTGACCGAACACGAAAGGACCCGAACATGACCGAAACCCAGGGCTGGCTAATCGTTATCGAACTGGCTGTCATCGCCCTAGCCCACCTACGAACACTGATAGGACGATGACCCGACCACGCCTACTAGACCTCTTCTGCGGCGCGGGCGGCGCGGCGATGGGCTACCACCGCGCAGGGTTCGACGTGACCGGCGTCGACATAGAACGCCAGCCGCACTACCCGTTCACGTTCCACCAAGCCGACGCCATGACCTACCCGCTGAAAGGGTTCGACGTAATACACGCTTCGCCGCCATGCACAGACCACACAGAACTATTCTCAGCGCGCCGCGAAGCAGGCACGGGATGGATGCTGACAGCAACACTGGAACGACTCGCCCACGAACGGCGACCCTGGGTCGTCGAAAACGTCCCAGGCGCGGCGCGGCTCATGCCGAACGCCTTCACGCTGTGCGCCCGCGGATTCGGAATCGAACGACTACGACGACACCGACTGTTCGCCAGCAACATCTACATGCTCGTACCGCCCTGCGCGTGTGACGGCGGAAAAATCCTGGGCATCTACGGCGACCTCAGCCGAAACGACCGCGACGTCATCCATTCGAAGCAGAAACGGAACGTGCGACGCGCAGGCGTCCAGTCCGCCCGCGACCTACTGGACTGTCAATGGATGGACGGACCCGAACTATCGCAGGCGATACCGCCCGCCTACACCGAATACATAGGCCGACAGATACACCTAGCCATGTACGGCTGGGAACAACTAGACCTCTTCGCCGAATGATGCTGTCGTACGCCTGTCACGAATGCGGGAAAACATTCCATCGCTACCGGCTACCAGGACCAGACCCGCGCTACTGCGGAACCCGCTGTCGCAAACGCGCCCAGCGCCGGCGAGACAAGATGTTGCAAATGCAAATACAAACCGAACTACACGCCCTAGGGCTATGTCCCCAAACCTGTTGCATTTGCAACAATCGGACTACAGTCACGCGCAATGAGTGACAATCCGAACGACCCAGAACCAGTCGACCCCGTCCCCGCCCCGCCGCCAGTCGACCCAGAACCCGACGCCGAACCCGACGCCGAACCCGCGGACGATGACAGCGCTAACCAGTCGGGGTAGTACCACACGCTGGCGAAAGATACGGCTAGCGATACTCACCCGCGACGGCTACGTCTGCCACTACTGCCACAGATACGCCGACACAGTCGACCACGTCGTCGCCAGGGCAGAAGGCGGACAGGACACGCCACAAAATTTGGTAGCCGCCTGTCGACGATGCAACTACCAGCGAGGGGCTGTCCTAGGCAACACCCGACGACGACCCAGACACGGGTCGTTTTTTGTGGGCAACACACGCCCCGACACCCCGCCTTGTCTCGGATATGTCTCTGAAACCCCAGGTCACAGCCCTGAATCTTCGAGAACCTGGTAATGGTCGCCAGGACTTCGCCAGGTTTGCTGGGTCTGTCGCAGGGTCGCGGGCGGGTCGACGGTTTGGAGACTGTGGCGGCGCTGTTCGGTCACGGTTTGTGGCCCTGGCAGTCCCAGGCGGGTCGTATGGGTCTGGCGCGCAGGGGGGACCGCTGGCGTTACGCCGTGAACGTCGTGTCTGTCCCGCGCCAGTCGGGGAAAACCCGTTTCGACTTCCTGGTCTGCGTCGACCGCTGTCTCAACCAGCCTGGCGCACAGGTCTGGTACACAGCCCAGTCGCGTACGGACGCGGCGTTACGGTTTCGGGAACTGGTTCGGCTGTTGCGGGCGTCGCCACTGGTCGAAGACCGTCACCGCGGCGAAATCGGTTCGGGCGATTTTCGGGTTCGGTCGGGTATCGGCGACGAAGAAGTCGCATTTAGCAACGGGTCGCAGCTACGCATTTTCGCGCCAGCCGAAGACTCGCTTCACGGGTCCGTCACTGACCTAGTCGTGGTGGACGAAGCCCGATTTTTTGACGCCCACCGCGGCGACGGGCTTATGGCGGCGGCGTTACCGACGCAGGCGACCCGCGACGGTCAAGTGTGGATTACGTCAACGGCTGGCGACGCCGACAGCGGGTTCCTGTTGCGTCAGCTGGAAATCGCCAGGGCGTCGCTGACGAATTCGGGCCATGTCGGGCTATGCGAGTGGGGTATCGGCGACGACACGGCGTCTGGGGACCTTCTGGCGACCGTCTGGAAGTGTCACCCCGCCGCGGGTCAGCCTGGCGGACCTCGTCGTGAAGCGCTGGCGGTCGCCGCCGACCAAATGCCAGCCGCCCAGTTCGCCCACGAATACGGAAACCTGTGGCGCACCGCGGGCGACGCGCGTGTGTTGTCAGGTGACGCGTGGGCGGCGATACAGGACGACCGTCCGCTACCTGACGGTCGCCCTGTGTTCGCCGCCGACGTTCCGCTTGACCGCGGCGAGTCGCCGATTGTCGCCTGTGTCGACGGGGTCGTCGAACTGGTCGACACGGTCCCGGCTGTCGCGGTCGCGGGGCGACTGTTGGAACTGGTCGACCGCTGGGACCCGTACGCCGCCGTCGTCGACGCCGCAGGTCCCGCTGGGACGGTCGCCGACAAACTTCGTCCGGTCTGCGACCGTCTGGTCGTCAGCACTACCCGCGACCTCGCCGCCGCGTGTGCGATGTTCTACGACGCGGTCGCCGCCCGTACGGTTCGTGTTCGTCCGTCGCTGGTCCTGTCACAGTCGGCGGCGGACGCCCGCAAACGACAAGTCGGCCAGTCGTGGGTCTGGTCGCGTGTCGACGGCGGGTCGCCGATTGTGGCGATGTCACTGGCGTTCTGGGGCTGGGACCGCGCCCGAACTATCGCCGCCAATCAACAGCAATGGGTCGCGTTCTAAGGGGTCGCTATGGGACTGTTCAGCAAACGACAAGTCACGCCAGGCGCGCCGATTGATTCGCCGCGCGGGTCGCGGATACAGGCGGCTGGCCCGAAAGTTCGCACCGCGACAGACGGGCGCGACGTGTTGCTGAACACGCCTGACGGCTGGGAAGTCGACCAGCCCTGGTTGTGGTTCACGGGTCCCGCCGGCGGCGGGCTGGGTCCGTTCGGTAACCCGCTGGTCCCTAGTGACGGCGACCCGTTCGGGCTGTCGAATCAGGCGGGCGTGTCGCGCTGTACGTCGATTATCTGCGACACGATTTCCGGTCTTCCGTGGAAAGTGTTCCGCGGCGAGTACACAGAACTGCCGACGCCCGCCTGGCTTATCGACCCACAGTCGACGCGGGTAGACGGGCGAGTCGTCGACCCTGGGCAAGTGTGGGAAGCGCGACTGTCAGCGGTCGAATTCTGGGCGAACTGGATATGTGCGGCGCTGTGGTTCGGCGACGGCTACGTGTACGCGCCCGTACGCGATTCGAACGGTCAGCCACAGCCGCCACTGTGGCAACTACACCCCGCGGACGTCGTTATCGACGGCGGCGACTACTGGGTCAGCGACGTACGCCTGTCGCCTGGGTCCGTGATTCACCTGCGCGGGCTGTTGCCGTATTGGGACGGTCACGGTCACGGGGTGATTACGACTCACGGTCCCGAACTGGCGTTAGCGGCGACTGTGCGGACGTACGCGGCGGGCGTGTTCAATTCGGGCGTTCCCGCTGGCTACCTGAAATCGTCCGCTCCGACGATGACGCCTGACGACGCGATGAAACTGAAAGCGACATGGCTGGCGCAGCACGGCGGCGCGAAACGCAGCATCGCGATTCTGAACGCGACGACCGAATTCCACCCGATTTCGATTTCGCCTGTGGACGCCCAGCTGACGTCGTCGCGGGAATGGTCGCTGCGCGATATCGCCCTGGCGTTCGGGCTACCCGCGTACATGCTGGGCATCGCTGGCGATAACAGCACATACGCGAACGTCGAATCGCGAATGATTGAACTGAACCAGTTCACACTTCTTCCGTGGATACGACGAATCGAGTCGGTCCTAGACAGCGAATTCCCAGCGGGTACGTCGCTGAAAATCCGAACCCAGGGACTACTGCGCGCCGACACGAAGTCGCGGAACGAAAGCTACAAGCTGGCCCTGGACGCGGGCTGGCTGACCGTTGACGAAGTCCGCGCGCTGGAAGACCTACCACCACTAGTAAGCGAAGGGGTCGCGTAATGAACGAAGTCCTAATGGAACTGCGACGGGTCGACCTCGCCGAACGTATCGCTGTCGGCGTCGTCGCACCGTACGACGAAGTGTCCTACCTGACGCCGCACATAGAAGGCGAACGAATCAAGCGCGGCGCGTTCGCCCGTTCCATCGCCCACCATCGCGGCGGAATTCCCGCGCTGCGAAACCATTCGACCGACAGAAAAATGGGAATGTCGACAGGCTGGGACGACGGCGACGACGGTCTAGTCGGAACGTTCAAGATTTTCGAAGGTCCACACGGCGATGACCTGTTAGAAGACCTGCGAACAGGTGGGCTGGACAGCCTGTCGGCGGGGTTCCAAGTGATTCGGGCGACCCGTGGCGCGGACGGCGTTCGCGAGATTCACGAAGCGCGGCTGGTCGAAGTGTCATTTGTCGCCCTACCCGCCTACCAGGGCGCGGCGATGCTGGCGGTCAGGTCCGCACAGTCGCTAGACGACATTCTCGCCCCGTTCCTGAACCGTCCCGACGTGAACCTAGACCCACTGCCGGCGATTCTGTATAGTCACGTTCGCTAGTAGTTGCATTTGCAACTACCCACTAACTGAATCCGCGGCCCGCATTAGCTCGCCCGCTGGGGTCTAGGCACCTGACGACGGTCAGCCCGCCGCCCAGACGGAAACACCTGTTGCACCTGCGACACGACGAACCCGACACGGGTTCCCTGACGCATGGGAGTACCACAGGTGAAACACGTAACACAGCTAATCGAAGAACGCGATTCGATTACCAGCGAAGTAAAAGCGCTGACCGAACGCGCCGCCGACGAAGGTAAGGACCTGAACGCCGAACAGCTGGCGTACATCGCGACACTGCAAACGCGCGCTAGCGCTATCGACTCGCAACTAGTCACACATTCGAACATTCTCGATTCGCAGCGGTCGTACGCCGACCTGTTGACGAAGCTGGAACCACGCGAAGAAGTCGCGAAACCAGAACGCCGTAACGGGGTCCAGAACGTCGAACAGCGTTCGTGGGGCGACCTGTTCGTCGAATCAGAAGCGTTCAAGAATTACGGCGGCGCGGGAACTTCACAGCGCGCCGTCGTCCCGTTCAGCCTTGAAGAACGCGTCGCTATCAACACGGGCGACGGTCTGGTCGTCCCGTACATCTTCACGCCCGCCGCGTACACGTACGCGACGCCGCTCATGTCGGTCGTCGGACATATCACGACAGGGTCGAACGCCGTCGAATACATTCGCTGGACCCCGAACCCACAGACCGCCGCGCCGATTGTCGCCGAAGGCGGAATGAAACCAGAAGCGAACATGACCGCGACGCCGACGTCGGACACGCTCGACACGTACGCCCACTGGAAGGGAATCACGCGACAAGCGCTGGAAGACATTCCCCAGATTCGGTCGATTGTCGAAAACCGTCTGAAGCAGGGAATTATGGTCGCGCTCGAAACGGCGGTCGCCGCCGCCCTGGCGGCTGACGCGAACATTCCGCCCGCGACGGTCCCTGTCGGCGGGTCGCTGACGGAAGCGATTCGTGTTGGCGTCGCGACGGTTCAGTCGGGCGGATTCGCGACGCCGAACGCCGTACTGGTCAATCCGCAGGACGCCGCGGGAATCGACATCGCGATGATGCAAGGGACCCTGAACGGCGCGTCGCTGAACGGGACCCTGTGGGGTATCAAAGTGATTCCTGTTCCTGGGCTGGCGGCTGGGACCGCGTACGTCGGCGATTTCAAGGCGGGCGTACAGATTTTCGACCGTGGAACGACGTCGCTGTACATGACCGACAGCCACGCCGACCTGTTTATTCAGAACATCGTCCTAATTCTGGCCGAAATCCGCGCGCTGGTCGCCGTGACCGAACCAGCCGCTATCGCCGAATGTTCAGTGTCGCTGACCGCGGCGACACAGTCGACGTCGGCTGGCAAGTAACGATGCCCGCGACCGCCGCGTCTGTGCGAATTCACCTAGGCGTCGACCCCGCGTCGACCGTCGACCAGGAAGCACTAGACGCGGCGGTCGCCGCCGCGAACGACGTCGTCGTCATGTGGCGACCCGACCTGACGAAAGACCCAGACGGAATCCTGCTAACCGTGTGGCCCGCCCGTGTCGACCAGGCGGCAGTAATCGAAGCGGCGCGGCTGTACGGGCGACGCGGAAGTGTGCAAGGCGTCGCCGCGTTCGCCGACCTGGGCGTGTCACTGATACCGCGCCTAGACCCAGAAGTTCGGTCGCTGTTGGAACTGGGCGAATACCAGCGTTCGGTCGTCGCGTGACTTCGCCGGCATTCGACCGCGGTCTAGAACTGGTCGACAAACTGGTTTCGGCTGGCATCGTCGCCACGGTCGACCCGCGGTCGGCGACGCCGCCGTGTGTCCTGGTTGGCCCGCCGACGAAACGGTACGACGTCGGCTGTGGGTTTACCGCCGAATGGCAGTTAATCGCGCTGGTTCCTGGTCCTGGGAACGCCGACGCGTTCAAAGCGCTAGACGCCCTAGAAACAGCGGTCGCCGAAGTCCTACCCGTGACACGGTCGACGCTGACTCAGTACAGCCTGACGCCCGACAATCCATCGCTACCCGCCTACCGAATCGAATACACAGAAGGGGTCTAATCATGGCAATAGTTGAATCTCGACTAAAGGACGGAATTCTGACGCTGGGGACAACGCCAGAAGACTTTTCGTGTCAGGTCACGAACTGTCGTATCAATTCCAGCTACGACGACGACGGCGACGCGGTCGAAACGCTGTGCGGCGACACGATTCCGCCAGGGCGAAAGCTGGGCGGGCGCGCGCTGGCCGGAACGGTCATTCAGGACTGGTCCGCGGCGACAGGTTCGTTTATCGACTACTGCTGGGATAACGACCTGACGGTCGTCGCGTTCAGTTTCACGCCCGCGACAGGAACGGTCCTGACGGGCGACTGTCGTATCGAAGTCCCCAGCGAAACGTACGGCGGCGACGTGAACGTTCGCCTGACGTCCGACTTCGAATTCGGGATTATCGGCGACGTCGTCCGAACGCCCGCCGCCGCCACTACGACACAGGCGACGACGTCGACGCCGCAGACGGTCGACGCGTGAGCGAAGGCGACATGACGATTCAAGTCGAAGGACTCGCCGAACTGGCGCGGACGATGAAACGCGCAGGCGTCGACATTTCGGAACTGAAAGACGCCCACACACGCGCCGCGCAGATAGTCGCCGACAGGGCGACGACACTCGCCCCGCGACGTACGGGTCGACTGGCCGGGAACGTTCGGCCGGCGAAGCAGGTTCAGCGGGCGCGGATTATGGCGGGGTCGTCGGCGGTCCCGTATGCGGGTCCTATCCACTGGGGCTGGCCCGCCCGCCATATCGACGCGAACCCGTTCATATCGAACGCCGCCGTCGAAACACAGGACCAGTGGCTAACCGCGTATCAGGAAGATGTTCAGAAGGCGTTAGACACAGTCAGGGGTACGTAATGGCCTGGCAAACGTTACGCGTCCAGCTGAAAGGCGAAGACCCCGTAGTCGTTCAGACGAACGCGCGTGATTGGGCGGCGGTCGTTATCGACCCGAACAGCCCGAAAGCGCTGGACATGACTTTTCGTGTCGCCCATCACGCGATGCGGCGACTCAACATGACGAACGTTCCGCGTGATTACGACAGCTTTCTAGAAGTGTTGGACGCCATACCGGAAACGGTCGAAGAAGAAGACGCGCAACTGTTGGACCCTACCCAGACGGGTCGCTAGGGCGTACCGCTGTGGGCCTAGCGATTCGGACAGGCGTCCCGCCCGACGCATGGTTAGAAGACACACGCGCCCTAGTGACCGCCGTCGAAATCTTTAACGAAATTGACCGGAAGCGACGCTAGTCATGGCCGCGCCCGCCACCCTGAAAATCGACATCATCGCCGACGCCACGAAGGCGTTAAAGGCGATGGGAATGGTCGAAGAAAAAGCGGGGTCGTCGAAACTGTCGGGACTAGGCAAGACCGTGACGGGCGCGCTGGGGACCGCGGCGATAATCGGGTTCGGGAAAGCGTCCGTGACCGCCGCGCAAGAATCAGCGGTCGCGACGGCGCGACTAGACAGCGTGTTCGCGTCTATGGGCGACACGACAGGCGAAGCGTCGAAAGCCGCGCAGGATTACGCGTCGTCGCTGTCCGCGCGTATCGGCGTCGAAGACGAAGCGATAATGGCGGGACAGGCCCAGTTAGCGACGTTCGGCGCGGTATCCGACGCGACCGCCCGACAGGCCGGAATTTTCGACAGGGCGACACAGGCGGGCGCTGACCTGGCGGCGACAGGGTTCGGGTCAATCGAATCGAACGCCGTCGCGCTGGGTAAGGCGTTACAGGACCCGACGAAGGGAATGACCGCGCTGGGTCGTTCGGGCGTGACGTTCACGGACGCCCAAAAAGAGTCGATAAAGCAGATGCAAAAATCGGGCGACCTGTTGGGCGCGCAGAAGGTCGTACTAGGCGCGGTCGAATCACAGGTGAAAGGGACCGCCGAAGCGACGGCGACGTCGACAGCGAAAATGGGCGTCAAGTTCGGCGAACTGCAAGAAACGATAGGGAACAAACTGCTACCCGTTATCGACAAGGTCGTCGGGTTCTTCACGAAGTACATGGACCTGCTGATACCGCTAGGCGGCGTCATTCTGGGCGTCGTCGTCGCTGTGAAGGCGTACGAACTGGCGTCGAATCTGGCGGCGGTCGCGCAGGGCGTGTGGAACGCCGCGCAGGTTGTCTTTAACGCGGTCATGGCGGCGAACCCGATAATGCTGGTCGTCCTGGCGATAGCCGCGCTGGTCGCCGCGGTCGTTATCGCCTACAACAAAGTCGGCTGGTTCCGCGACTTCGTCGACAAGTCCTGGGACGCCGTCGTGAAGGCGTTCGACGTGTTGAAAGACGCGGCGGTCGCCGTGTTCAACTGGATTAAAGCGAACTGGCCGCTACTACTGGCGATTCTGACTGGCCCGTTCGGAATCGCCGTCGCCCTGATTGTTAGCAACTGGGACACGATAAAGGCGGGCGCGACGGCGGTCTGGGATTGGGTCAAGGGCAAGTTTGACGCGCTGGTTTCGTTCTTTCAGGGTTTGGGGTCGACCGTGGGCGCGGCTATCGGCGCGGTCGTCGACTGGATAAAAGCGCCGATACAGGCGGCTATCGACATGTACGACAAGGTCAAGGGAAAATTCGACGACCTGGTTTCGTTCCTGCGCGGGCTGGTCGACCAGATAGGCGGGGTCGTCGGGCGAATCGTCGCCGCCCTGAAAGCGCCGATAAACGCGTTTATCGACGGCTGGAACAATCTTCACTTCACGGTCGGCGGCGGGTCTGTGTTCGGCGTCGACCTACCGAAAGTGACGATTGATACCCCCAACATTCCGCGACTCGCCCAGGGCGGGTCCGTGTTGCGAACAGGTCTGGCAGTAGTCCACGCGGGCGAACAGTTCAGCGGGGTAGGGCGGTCGTTCGGCGGACAGACGGTCATAAACGTTCACGTCACGACAACAGGTCTAGGCGCTGACTCGCCGCAGATACAGCGCGCCGTCGTGAACGCCCTACGCGGACACGTCGCCCGAAACGGCGCGCTCGACTTCGCCGTCAGAACGGGGTCCTGAAATGCCCGTGTGGCGTCCTGGGGACGCGTGGCCCACGACGACGCCTGGCGGCGCTGTATCGCCCCACTGGGGCGGCTACACGAAGCTGTACGTCCGCACAGCGATAGGCGCGGGGAACCCGTTCCACATGGGCGCACACAACTACGACCGACTGTCCGCCGGCAATGTGTTAGGCGGCGGCGTTCCCGCCCCAGCGGGCGACCTGTGGGTCGACATCGCCTGTGATGTTCGCGACATGGAAGTGATTACGGGCGCGACGACCTCGCAGGGAATCTTGTCGAAACCCGACGCGGGGACGCTGACCGTCACTATCGCTGACCCAGGCGGTATCTACGACCCGCTGAACCCTGGCGGACCTTTCGCCTACGGCGGACGGTCGCGGCTGGTTCCTGGGACGCCCGTCGAAGTGTTCGCCGAAGTCGTCGACGGCGACACAGCCGCCGTGTCGACACACTGGCTATTCACAGGGACCGCGGACAGCTGGCAACAGGACTGGACGCCGAAACCGTCGAACCGCGAAACGAAACTGATAGCCAGCGACGCGACGAAACAGTTCGCCCGACTAGACCGTCCCGAACAGGCGGCGACAGGCGCGGGCGACACGACAAAACAGCGCGTACATCGCATCGTCGATTTCTTCGGCTGGACAGGACCCGTCGTCGACCCGCCGACAGGTTCAGGAACGGCGACGCTACAAGCGACGACGCTCGCTCAGTCGGCGTGGGAACTGTTGAACCGCACACTGGACGACGAACTGGGGTACGTGCACGTCACCGCGAAAGGCGAACTTCGCTGGCTACCGCGTTCGACATGGTCGACGACCCCGCCGCCGTCAGTAACGCTGGGCTGTGATGTCGGCTACGACGTACTGATAGACGCGACCCCGTCAGCGATAGACCGACAAATGAGAAACGCCGTCTACGCGGCGCGGACAGGCGGCGTCGCCCAGTTCGCACAGTCGACCAGTTCGATAGACAAGTACGGGCGCTACGACTACACGCGCACCGATTTAGGGTTAGCCGACGACACACAAGCGGCGACGTGGGCGACGACACTGGTCACGCTGTACGCCTACCCACAGATAACGCTGGACGATGTCACAATACGACCCGACGTCGACCCGAAACCGTGGGCGGCGTGGAAGTCGGTCCTCGGGTTCACGCCGATAACGGACGTCGTTCGCGTTCACTGGTCGCCGCCCGACATACCGACTCATGTCGTCGACGTCGCTTCGCGCGTGTTCGGTATCGACCACAGGATTACACGCGCCGCGTGGGAAGTGAAATGGCAACTAGTCAACACTCGCCCCGCGGCGGCGGCGGGCGCGGTCTTCACTATGGGACCGCATCCACAAGACCGCCTAGACAGCAATTTCGTACTAACAGCCGCATAAAGGGGAACTGGAAAAATGCCTAACAAAACCTGGGCAGTAGGCGAAGAAGTCCTAGCGCCAGATTTCAACACGTATGTTCAACAGCAAGTCATCGCGCAGTTCCCGACCGTCGCCGCCCGTAACACTGGCATCGCGTCGCCAGTCGGCGGACAGGCGTCGTATGTCGACGCGGGCGACGCGACAGAAGGTCCCGAATTTTGGAACGGGGTCGCCTGGCGTAAGGCGTGGTCTATGCCCTGGGGGACGGTCGCCTTCGTTGGCGGCAACAATCAATGGACCGGAATTACGAATATCGAACAGGCGATGATTAGTTCGCCAGCGTTTGCCGCGCCAGGAAACCGCCGTTACCGAATCACAGTTAACGGGACAATTAGCGGGACTGTTGCCGGTGACCAAGCGCGCTTCGCGGTTCGGCGCGATACGGGCGTCGCTGGAACTGCCGTACAGGTCGGCCCTGTTGTATCTATGCCCTTCACGAATGGTCTTTACGGCGGGTCATGGGTCGCCCATGACATACCGCCCGCCAATCCAACACAGGTCTACACACTGTGTCTAGCCCGTATCGGCGGGACGGGTGGCTTCGCCTGGCTGGGGACGACGTACACGAATTTTGTTCTGGTCGAAGATGTTGGCCCAGCCGGAAACCCGCTGTAACGAAAGGACACTTCCCGATATGAGCTATGCGACGATTTACAGGTCTGTACAGGACGCCGAACTACGGCCGCGTATTACCGCATGCGCGAAACAGGAAAACAGGGACACTAACGGCGCGATAGAAGAAGACATGTACTGGGCTGTGGCGGGCGCGGCTGACGTCGAAGCGGCGTACGCGTCCGCGCTGGCCGCAGGGAACGAACACCCTGGCGGCGACGAAGCGGTCATTACTGACCAGATGATTTTGTCGCACGTACAAGCGTTCACGCCGCCGCCGTGACCGACTTCGGCGACTTCGAACCAGACGACGCCGTCGACGCTGGCGACCACATGCCCCAGCAATACGGGACCGTCCGCTACCTGACCGAAATGGCCGACGTGTTACGCGCCGCAGGACTCGCCGTCGAAGAAACCGACGACTGGCAGTACCGCGCCCGCAGTTCAGGCGGCTACGCGGACGGTCGCCCGTGGGCTGTCATGTGGCACCACACAGCCAGCCAAACCACGCCAGAAAACGACGTGAATTACATCGTCTACGGCTGTCCCGACGCGCCCGTCGCGAACCTGTACCTAGACCGCGACGGCGTCGTCTGGGTCTGTGCCGGCGGGGCGACGAACACGAACGGGAAAGGCGGGCCGTACACCGTGTCACGCGGAACGGTCCCGTTAGACCGAATGAACGAATACGCCGTCAGTATCGAAATGGCGAACAGTGGCGTCGGCGAACCGTGGCCGCAGGTTCAGATAGACGCCGCGTTTCGTGTGTCACTGGCCCTGACCGACTGGCTACGACTAGACCCGACAGACGCCCTAGGACACTACGACTGGACGCCAGGCCGAAAGATAGACCCAGCGACCGCCGACGCCGTCGAAGGACCCTGGCGACCCCGCAGCGTCAACACGTCTGGAACATGGAACATCGCCGACATACACGCCGAACTAGTCCGCCGCCACACAACCAGCCCGCCGCCCACGAAAGAAGACGACAACATGTATCTAGCCACACTTTCAGACGGGACCGTCGTCATCTGCGGGTCAGCTGTGCGACCCGTGTCAGGCGACGAAATCGCCCCAGGCGGACCGTACGCGAACCTGGTTCGCTACGTACCAGACCCCGCGTCGTACTGGCATATGTGGCTACGCGCCGCCGCCAGCGAATACTCAGCGCGTATGGGAATGTGACCGCGTTCGACTGGTCGAACCTGAACGTCGCCGCCGCGTTCATACTGGGCGCGATTCTGGCGACCGTCGCCAC